GCCTTGGCGCCTATCCTGGCAATCCTACCAGTTACGGCATGTGGTTTACGCCGCCTGATGTGGGAGTAACAGTAATTTGTATATTTGTCAATGGTGATCGTAGCCAAGGTTTTTATATTGGCGTAGTACCAGAACAAGGACTAGGGCACATGGTGCCCGCCATTGGGTCTGTAACAGCATCACAAGCAGATGTGCAGAACCAAAATCAAGAAACTTATTTTGCTGATGCTCCTAGGCTACCAGTTACAGAAATCAACCTAAACAACGACGGTATTTTCAACGACCCAAGATTTTATGATCAGGCCAAACCGGTGCATGGATATCTCGCACAAGCATTGTTGCAACAAGGATTGATCACAGATCTAGAACGAGGTACTATTCAAAGTTCAAGTCAACGAGAAACTCCCAGCGCAGTATTTGGCATCAGCACACCGGGCACGGCCATTTATCAAGGCGGCATGAAACCCAATGACATCAGAGCCAAACTCAATTCTGGAGAAGTCAAACCTGGCGATGCTAGAGTAATTGGTCGAGTAGGTGGGCACAGTCTAGTTATGGACGATGGAGACCTAGATGGAAACAACGCCTTGTTACGTTTGAGAACCAGCCTTGGCCATCAAATCACCATGAGTGACACAGGAAACTTTTTCTACATTGTTCATGCCAATGGACAGACTTGGTTGGAGTTTGGGGTAGAAGGTACAGTGGATGTGTATGCCACAAACTCAGTGAATGTACGCACCAAGGGAGATATTAACTTCCATGCTGACAGAGATATCAACATGTTTGCTGGCCGCTATTTAAAAATGAAAAGCAAACAAGACATGCAGATAGAGTCAGGAACGTTTTTGGCCATGCAAGCACAGGAAGATATCACACTGTACAGTCGCAGTACTGTGGGCGTCAAGGCCGATGGAACACTGACACTGAACAGCGCATCAGGCTCTTGGGGTGCAGGATCTGCATTGGCATTACAAGCAGGTGGTATTGATCTCAACGGACCTGCAGCAGGCCGGGTAAACACACCACAACCCTTGACCAAAACACTACTAGACGATACCGAATGGGATACCAGCAAGGGGTGGATAGTCAAACCCGAAGGGCTTGAAAGCATTGTGAATCGAGCGCCTACACATGAACCATATCCTTATCATAACAAGGGTGTGGATGTTGAGATTGCGTTTGAAGAAGGCAAGCCAAGCCCACCACCTGGCGCAGTACCAGTTCCAGCTGGCATAGAAATACAGGCAAAATAACATGGCTGAATTTACATTTAATCTTGATCAACTCAAAGCCAGTGTTGGTAAAACACAGACCCGCTTTGAAGCTGGCCTGTATTCTAAAACCAAAGATGAAGATTTAACCTACACAGGTGATGATTACATAGTATGGGATAGAACCAACGGTGAACGTCTGCGCAGAGGATTGCCCAGTTTAACTCAAATTGGTTATCCACGACCGCCTGAAGATACCACAGGAGCAGCAACGGACACACCAGCTACAGGCTCAGTGCCCACAAACTCCGACGGCTCTGCAAAAACATTTGCTATCAAGGGTCCTCCAGGACTCACACGTGAGCAGGCATTTGCAATATTCAAGAAACAAGCTGACACTGGTAGTCTTGTGGGATTCAAACCAGGAGAAACATTAAGCGCCGCGACACAAGCTGCGGACGGCCTAGCTGGGGCACAGGCCATGGTAGCACAAGCTCAGTCAGGAGTGGCTGGTAGCCTCAACGTGGGAAGTTTTACATCCAGTCTGTCAGCATCTGGAGTAGATTTGGCCACTGGACGTATACCATCAGTGGATGCAGCATTTGCTCGAGGTGGTGTCAACGGCGGCGCTGGTGCGTTGACCAGTGTGCTAGGCAGTGTAGCCGGCGGTCTAGGAGCCGCAGGTGGAGCACTCAATGGATCACTTGCTGGTATTGCCCCTGGGTTGACAGCAGCAGTTGGTCCAGCAGTAAATTCAGTAACACGTTCTCTAAGCGGCACAGCAGGATCAAGTCAGTTAGGGTCGGCGTTGGTAGGCGCCGCAGGAATACAAGGTTCAGTTGCAGTAACGTCTATACAAACAATCAACAAAACAATCAGTGGATTAACCGTTACCAGTCCCATCAACACCGCAGACTTTACTAAAATTGCTGGCGGCATCACGCCTGCGGGTGCTGTGGCAGCTCTAGGACCCATGGGCGTGCCTGAAGTTAACGGATTGTTGGCACAAGCTAAAAATCTAGTTAATCAGGGCAGCTCAGTCTTGAGCAATACCAAAGGTCTTGGATCATTTGGGCTTGATGCTGGTCAATTAGAAACAGCCGGTTATGTAAAACCTGGCACAAGAGCACTGTTGGCAGCAGGTACAAACGTGTTTGCTGATGTAATTAAAAGTCCTGCAGTATGGACTGGCAAAGACGGAATCAAAAGCGCCGCAGATCTTTTAAAGAACGTGCCCAAGCAAAGTCAAATTCAACAGGATCTCATGGCCAAGGGCGTGGCAGGTCTAGCCGCAGTTGGCGTACCTGTTAAAAATTTATCCAGCCAAGGACTTGCTGGTATGGCATTGAATGCAGCCAAAGATCTGCCCAGTGCCGAAGCATTTGCAAAAGGTTTACCAATCCCCGGCGATGCAACTGGTTCCGTACAAGCTGCGTTTGGTAGTGCAGTTCGTGACGGCGCATTTGCTGTAAACTTGGTACAGACTAAAATTCCTACTGAATTCAAGCAACAAGACATACCAGTACCTGCTGCTAACACAGTAAATCGTTCCACACTAGATGCCGCTAGTACACGAGTTATTGGGGATGACAAAGTCCCAACGCCCAATTACGGACCAACAGAAACCAAATTGGAAAATCAGGCCGATGTTGAAGATTATGCTGACAAAGCGGTGATTTACATAAATCAGTATTTGAATCCTGCTGGCCGTGCCTTGTTCCAACTTGAAACCAAATTATCCGCGTTGGAAAATCAACAAGTAATTTCTCCAGAGGCATTTTCTGCAATAGATAGCGAATATCAACAGCTTCGAGATACGTTTAACAGCAGTGCTCGTGTGGAGGCTAGTGTACAGTACCTTGAAGCATTTAATAAATTGACACAGATTCAAAGAGGAAACGTAAATCAATTGCCCACAGGTCCAAAAAATGTTCAAGCAAAACAAGCTCTGCTTATAGAAAGTTCGAATAAAATTCGACAAAGAATAAACCAGTTAAAGTTGAAGATTGAAGGTCCGAGGAACAGCGCCTAAAAACGCTATAAATACAACATGGCACAAAGATTCATTGGATTCAACACACAGAATCAGTTTAAAAAATTCACACTGACGGATTTTGAATTGGTCAAACGCGATCTGTTGAATGCGTTTAATATTCGGCAGGGACAGCTGCCCGGACGACCAGGATACGGCACTGTGCTGTGGGACTACTTGTTTGAACCACAACTGGAAGAATTACAAACAGCCATTGAAAGAGAAGTTCAGCGAGTGGCCGGCGGCGACCCTAGGCTCTACATCAGTGACATCCAAACTTTTCCCCAGAACAACGGTATTTTGATACAGATAGAACTAACTGTGGTTCCCAGCACTGATGCTGAACGTTTGAGTATTTTCTTTGATCTACAACAACGTAACGCATCCTATGTATAACTAAGCCGTTTTTGTTGCCCATAAATAAAAGACTGAGGCACTAATAAAATGGCAACCACCACAAGACAAACCGCAATATTTGGAGTTGAGGACTGGAAACAGATCTATCAAACCTATCGCGAAGCTGACTTCCAAAGTTATGATTTTGAAACTTTGCGCAAGAGCTTTATTGACTATTTGCGGTTGTACTATCCCGAAACGTTCAACGACTTTATTGAATCGTCGGAATACATTGCCTTGCTGGATGTTATGGCGTTTATGGGCCAAGCACTGGCATTTCGCTCCGACCTAAACACACGTGAAAACTACATGGACACGGCCGAGCGTCGTGACAGTGTGGTTCGTTTGGCCAACCTAGTCAGCTACACTGCCAAACGCAACACAGCCGCACAGGGCTTGCTTAAAGTTTTTTCAATAACCACAACAGAAAACGTAATTGATTATCAAGGCGTTAACTTGAGCAATGTCACAGTGAACTGGGCTGATCCTACCAACCCTGATTGGCAAGAGCAGTTTACCACCATTATCAATGCCAGTTTGGTCAACACTCAACGAGTGGGCCGCCCTGGCAACCGTCAGACTATCCTGGGCGTGAGAACAGACGAATATGGTATCAACTTGGTACCTGGCTATTTGCCCATTGTGCCTTACACAGCCACAGTAGACGGAGTGACCATGCCGTTTGAGGCCATGACATCCACATCAGTGGGCGCAGATTTTCTGTATGAGCCAAGCCCACGAGCCAATTCACCATTCAATGTGTTGTTCCGCAATGATCAACTGGGCTTTCAGTCAGCCAACACCGGCTACTTCTTTATGTTCAAGCAAGGTGTACTACAGAACCAAGACTTTAACTTGGCTGAAAAAGTCAGCAATCGCACGGTAAACATCAACATTGAAGGTGTCAACAATGAAGATCGTTGGTTGTACCAGTTGGACAACCTGGGTAATATCAATCGCGAATGGGAATACACAGAAAACATCTATGCTGCGGCAGCTGAACAAATTGGTACCAGCCTGCGCCCTATCTACACAGTGACATCACGCACCAATGATCAGATCACCATGGTGTTTGGTGACGGCGTGTTCTCAGAAATTCCAGTGGGCACATTCCGTGCCTATGTTCGTGCATCAAACGGATTGCAATACATTATCAATCCTGAAGAGATGCAGAGTGTGACTATCCCCATCAGTTACATCAGTCGCAACGGCAATCTTGAGACCATCACATTCACCTGCGGTATCACACGACCTGTGAGCAATAGCCAGGCACGTGAAACCATTGATCAAATCAAACAACGTGCGCCTGCACAGTACTATACTCAAAACCGCATGGTCAACGGCGAAGACTACAACCTCTTCCCGTACACACAATACAATTCAATTGTAAAAAGCAAGGCCTTGAATCGTGCCTCAATTGGTACCAGTCGTTATCTTG